CCACGCCAGAACCCGCCCGGATCACCGACGAATCCTTTCAAAGCCTCCGCTATCTTACGGTCGTTGATCTTGTAAACATCTATCGAGCCATCTGGGTGATGGACGAAGAATTTATTAGGACCATAATAACTAGCTTTCTCTAGCTCGGCCTCGCGATCAGCAAAGCTGATTGGCTTCTGAGTCATCCTTCTGCCGAGGATATGTCCCTGATCAATAAGCCGCCCAGCTTCCTTGGTAATACCGTCTTTGCCGTAACGCGTAGAGGCTTTGCTAGCGTCTGCTATTACCTGCATAAACGAATTATCGGAGACGGTCTGGCGTCCACCCATAGCGCGGGGGGACTGATTCATATCTCCGCTTACACCCTTGTCGCCCGTTAGATTAAACCGCTCTTGGTTTTTGCGAGCGCCGGGGTCGCCCTTGAGAGGCATGTAATGTTTCCAGTCGTACAGCCCAATGATGCTGTCTACTTTGTCAGAGCGAAACCCAGACATACGGCTATACTTGGCTTCTAGGTCCTGAAGATTTTTAGCCAGAGAAAACATCTTGTCGATTTCAGGTCCATACTTTTTCATGTCTTCAGTATGAGTATCCTGAATGATCTGCTTAGCCTTGGGTGTGTATACTTCTCCAGCTACGTTATAGACTTTGTGATTAATATCTATAGACATAGATCTGGGCTTAGATGAGGACTTAACCGGGCTAAACCCATCTTTGTCAGCGTGGTTCTTGGCCAGATACTCTTTTATCTGACGATCATGGGCCTGTTCAGCGGCGCCGGGCGCGGTAGTCTTATATTTCTCGTCAATTAACTTGCGGAGATCAGCTGGGGTACCCTTAAGAGGATTACCGTTTACGTCTTTTAAAGTAATTTCAGTTCCGGGTTTATCTTGCAGCGGTACGTCCTGCAACCATCGCTCCATACGACGTTCGGGTTCGTGACGCGCCACAACATAGGTCTGGAGACGCTTTAAAGTGTCATCCATGGACTTACCAATTTTATGAGAGAATTCGGCAATGGCTGAATTAAGATCCCGGATTACCGGGATAATCTCTTTGTTAGCCATCTCTGTAATTGAATTCTGCCGCGACATCATATCGGCAATATTCGTACTGTCCCTACCAGACCTGTTCAGTTGTTCTTGTATAACCTGCATAGGCCGATAGTAATTCTGAAGTAATCTAAGAGCTTCTTCTTTAGCCTCATAGCTATTGGTTTTGAACGCCTGTGCGACTGTTCTAACAAACCCCTGCTTAGTGGTCTGCTCGCGGTAAAGCTTACTTTGCTCCGACGAAGTATTGCGCTCGATATCGTTGATATCGTTTTCTTCTAGTGCGGGGGCTTTCTTAGTGACAGCCATCTCTTCCATATCTGGCTTAATAATACCGTCCCAAGCACGTTCATCTGCGGGTCCTAGTTTATCCAAAAAAAGCTTCATACTAGAAGCTGGCAGATAAGTTTTACCTGTTACAATGGATGCAAGCTTACGCATAGCTTGCCCCATGCTTTTAAAGAACTTATCTACAAGAGTTAATGGCTTATCAGACGTAGTAGCCCACCGTGAAGTCTGATCAGCAAACCATTCGCTGAAAGAAGTCCAATAAGGATTAGTCTTTACCTTTTCGTCGGATACATTATTTAGTTTTTCTGATTCGGCTATATTCCTATTACGCAGATAGGGTATTAATTCCTTAGCATCCATTTTCTGGGCGTGCCGAAGCCATTGATTATAATCTTTGAAAATAGCGTCACGTGTGGCTTTATCAGCAGCTTTAAAGTGAGTGCGCTGTAGCATATGCCCGACTTCATGAGCGATAGTTTCAACGACTACGCCGGGCGGGCTATTGTGCGCATCATTCCGTAAAACAATAAAAAAATCTTTATTGTCTTTCCCAAACGCTCCCATAGTACTAAAAGAATTCCTATGGAAATAGTCAAATATTTTATTATGTTCTCCGCCTAGATTATATTTATTAGGATTTTCTATAAGATCATCGGCGTGTGCTAAAAATGTATTTACATTACCGAGACCTACCTGCTTTAGTAGCCCCTGTAGATAGTCTCTATATTCCGGTTTAATTTTATCTGAAGCTACGACATTAGACTTAGCATTAAGAAACGGTCCCTCAAAATGCTCCGCTAGTTTCGCAATGCGGGATTCTATTGTCGGTTCTGCTGCTTGTGTACTAGGTGGTTTCGGAACCTCCGCAGCAGCTTCCTTTGCCCGGCGAGCCATGAACTCTTCAACTGACTCGGTGGCCCCAGTAGATGCTTTAGGGACTGGGGTAGTGGTCCGTACAGCTCGCTCACCAGTAATCCAGTTGCGGATTTTTCTAAGGTTGGGTTCTCCACTATCATTGGTGGCCTCCGCATAAATCTTGGTAAACGTAGGCCCATCTACCAACCCAAGCTCATGAGCTTGCTGGGCAATTGCTAATAGTTCATCTCCACTGGCTTTCTGGATATCTTGCTTCTGTAGCCATTCTTTCTTGTCGGTTGTAGTTTTGACGGGAACTGGTTTCTCGTCTGGTTCTGGCAGCCGGGTAGCTTCTTTTAATAGATTAGCTACGTAATCGTGATCAGGCGTAGCTGATTTTAGTTCGCCTTGAAGCTGGTCATACGTATGAGTATCTATATGACCCTTTATATACGCCCGCTCAGTAAGGGCTAGTAGCTTATTAGTCTGCGGATCAGACTTTTCGTATAGTAAGTTCTTTAGATAATCCTTGGTCGCCCCGTAATAATCTAATGGAGCGTGAGCTGCTTCTTCTGCCACAGGGTGTCCGTCAGCAGCTGCTGGATGACCAGCCACTCCTGTTCGTTCAGCTTCAAAAGGGAGAGGGACGTGGGTATCTGGTTGTGATACAGGCAGTTCCACGCTTCCTCTAGGTCCTGAAGCGACATCTCCAGCACTGCTTCGTGCGGGCTCTCCATCTGGTTTTGCTGGTTCTGGTCCATTAGCCGGTTCCTCTGCTTTTGCCGGTTCGACTATTTTCCATTTATCACCGTCACGCGCTACAAGTCCAGTCTTCTTCATCGTGTTTAGATGGCCCACGACGCTATTCCACTTTAGATTAACTTCTTTAGCTATATCTTTAGCGGTAGCTGGCCCAGAAGCAGTAAGAAAGTCCTTTACTGCTTGTCTATTAGACGCCTTGGTCTCCGGTGATATAGAAGTATTAGCCTCACCCGGAAGGATCGGCTCCACAGGCTTAGCTACGTCTGGCGTCGCGGCTACAGGTGGAGGAACCTGTGTGGCCTGTGGAGCCGAAAGTGGTGGTGTAGGTTCCGGAGTCGCAGCTACAGGTGCGGGTTCCGGCGCCGCCGTTGCAGGCCCAACACCCTCGCTAGAAGGTGAAGCTGCGGGCAGCGGCTCAGCAGCGGGCGACGTCGGAGTGGGGATTGTAGCGGGTTTTCCGGCTAGGCGTTCACCTAACCCGAATACTTTCTTGCCAAGTGCAGTCTCATGGCTCAGCGCGCCACCTAGTAATGCTGATTCCCCTGCGCTGGTCCAGTCAATGTTTTTATTACCTTCTAATTTCTGTTGGGCTACATCTGTCGCGCCGCCTATACCTGCATTAACTGCCGCGAGCTTACGTGCAGTATAAATTTCTTTAGCGGCAGCTTCAGACAGCCCCGCAGTAGATTTTAACGCGGTAAGCGACGGCCTAAAAAACGCAAGTTGGGGGGCTAACTCCGCTATTTTTTGGGTAACAGGATAAGCTTGCTGTTCCGCTTCTTGCTGTTCTGGATTTTGCTTAAGCCACTTAGCAGCTTTAGGAAACTCTTCTAGCATCTTTTGCTGGAGCTTTCCCGCTCCATATCCGCCAGCAACACCACCTAAAATAGCCCCAGCAGCGGTACCTATACCGGGCATCACCATAGTGCCCAATTCTGCACCCGCACCTGCCGCAGCGAGCGCCCCACCTACCGGGGCTATTTGACGCTCGACAGCGTGACCAGCCGTACCAGCTTGGGATACTTGGGGTCGATTATTATAGTCGTTAAGATAATTCTTAAGACGGCCAATCAGCGCTGGGTCTGGATTATCCGGCATCTGAACTTGCGTCCCATCCGGCATCATCACTATCGGCATTTTAATGGCCAGCGTTTGTTAGGTAATCGTTCAGACTCATAACAGGTTGGCCACCACCAGCACCAGCCCCACCACCCGTGTCATTCCGAAATTCATTTATCCAATTCTGCATATAAGTACGCTGTTCTGGCTTTAGATTCTGATTAGTGGCCAACTGTCGAGAATAACTCTGGAACGTCTGAGGCCCAGCGGTACCATACTTAGCCCTAATCTGAGCTTCGTCTAGCCCAACCTGTGCCCTCGCCTGCGCGGATTGCACGGTAGGCATATTGGCCGCGAGCTTCTTCTGGAAGTCCAGCAGCTCCTCTTCCGAAGCATTCGGGTTCTTCATCAGCCAGTTGGCGGCGATCATAGCCTCTGGAGTACCCTTGTACCCACCCATGATAGTAGCCCTCGCCGCTACTTGCGCCATTTCTTTACTGTACATTAGTTCCACCGCGCGAATTCTAGCCGCGTCTACACGCGCGGTAAGATTATCATAACGAGTCAAGGCGTTATTGTAAGACTGCAACGCTTCCTTATCTGCGTTCATCTTTATGTTTTCTTGCGCCTCCTGCACCTGATAGCGAGACTCCATGGCCTTCATATTCAAGTCACGGTATTTCTCTATATTCTCTTGGTAAGCTTTAGCGCCTTCCTGCCCACCAACAGCCAACGCACCTAAGAACCCACCATGAGGATTCTCAGTAGCAGCGCGGGCCATGCCTAACCCCATCTGAATCATGGCCATGCTATTACCCTTAGATTGCAGCTGGGACAGCTGACCTTGTAGCTGGTCTAGATAAGCAAGATGTTCTTTAGCGGCAGCGCCTATGCCTTGCTGGCTATATACCTTCATAAGATCATCAGAGTGAGACTGAACGGTACCTACAGCCTGCCTAGCCATATCAGCATCGGCCTGATCTTTATTAAGCTCTTGCTGCATCCCACTCGGAATACCGTTAGGCCCACTACTAGTACGGGCGGACATGCTAGCAGTAGCGCCGGCATTATTAGGCCCTCCCGGAGCACCCTGCTGTGCTGGTGGGGGTGGAGCACCTTGTGGCACTGGAGCGTTAGGTCCCATCGGGCGTTGCTGATCGAACAAACCCGGAGGCGGGGTACCCGGCCCTACTGGCGAGGAAGGTTTCGGCGGCGGTGGCGGCGCGGCGGACGCGGCTGGCTGAATAGGCGCGGTATTAATAGTACCCGGAGCGGGGCGTGTAACTGCACGAAATGGAGAATTAGGAGAAATTTCGTTTGTTCTTGGATCTACGTTAGGATGTCTAACGAGATCAATTAATTCTCTAAACCCTTCACCGGGGGTACCAGTGGGGTCTCCAGCAGTATCTCCGCCGCCATCAAACTTGCGGATATAGCCTCCTTCTTTGTTCTGCTGGACTTGCTGGGGTGCCACCCCGAGTTTCTGACCCTTAGCAAGATAGTTTTGAGCGTTGGCTCGTTGCCAATCAGCGAGCTGACGCTTGTAAATCGCGGCGGTTTGCGATTGAAGATCCGTTTCGCTGTCATCGTCTACGTCTCCACCCTCGGCCATCCCCGGACCCTGAGCAATGGTACTAGCCTGCTGCTGATTTTGCTGGCTCATTAGATTCTGCAAAAACTGATTCTGCATCTGAGCTGAATAATCACTGGGATCATTGCCCATCGTGGCCATGCCACCGTCGTCAAAGGCAATAATCCCCCCGCTCGCCATATTGAAAGTACTATTCGGGACCGGCAAACCAGAAATACCTTGCCCACGCTGAGCAGATGCGGCGTTTAGTTGATTATCTAGATCTTGCGATACGGTAGTAGGTTGCTGTTTCTGTGGCTGATTAGCGGCAGACTGCTTCAGCATCCGGTACTTCATGACCAGAGAAGCTAATCTTGGATCTACGCCCTTGGACAATAGATAACTAACCGCCTTGTCTGGCGGCAGCTTCTGTTTCTCTATTTGTTCCTCGGCCTGCGCTACAGCGGGGTCGAGTTGGCTAAGCCCACTCATCCACCACTACCAAACAACCCAGCCAGACCCGTGGCCGCAGTTCCCAGTCCAGCAACCTGACCGAGTACATTGGGGGTCTGTTGGTAATTTGCGTACACGCCAGAACCGGCTGCGGTGGACGCGGTGCCGTGAAGAATATCAGACATATAGCCAAGCTGAGCATAGGGATAATTCTGCTGGTTGATAAAGTTCTGGTAGTTAGTATTGAGCTGTTCTTGCTCCAGATTCTGCGCGCTAGTACCAGCGCCCATCTGAGCAGATGCAATACCGGCTTGCTGCCCATACTGCTGGCCTCCAAGAGTACCAAGCGCCCCGGCAGCGTTAAGCTGCGAGTTGGCTGCGTTGAGCTGCGTCTGCTGCTGAGTATTAAACTGATTCTGGGCGTTCTGAAACGCACTCTGATAGCCTTGAGCAGTAATGCCTTGCAGCTGACCCTGTAGCTGACCACCTAGCTGTGACTGCATGAGAGCTTGACGCGAAGAGCCTAGATTACCCGTGTTCTGCGCTGTAGACCCCAGCGTGGGAAGATTATTAGCGTAACCTTGGATAGCCTGTGCCTGCTGCTGTTTAACAACATCCTGTGTGTAAGGCGACATATACTGGTTAACAGTATCACCAGTAAAAGAAGTATTACCTACATTCTGGGCCTGCTGACCGGCCAACCCCGCCAGCCCTGTACCCTGATTAATCTGGCCAGCGGGGGTCATGCCCTGAATAGTATTCATCGACTGCTGCTGGAGCGGGTTAAACCCAGCAACCATCTGGCCCTGATACTGTTGATAAGGATTAGTTGCTAGATTAGTAAGCGCGGAAGCCTGCGGCAGCAGACCGTTAATAGACCCACTCCCCATAACATACGGCTGCGCGTAGTCAGGGATATTAGACGTGGTAGTCGTCGTATTAGTAGGGGATGAACTGCCGCCGCCGCACATGGTTAATCCCCCGCCATAAATGTAGCGCCAATAAGCTTTAGCCCCATTTTCTGGAGGGCTTTAATTTTATTCTCGGTATCATCCATGTTGAAAATATTTACAACCAAAGGCTTTTCCTGTTCTTCCGCGTAAATTCTAGCCATGCCCAATAAACTACTACCTACTTTAGATAATCTGTGTTCTGGTAATACGTAAAACCATCCGTCAGTATAATATTCCGTGTCACTATACCACGGAGTCGTCTTATAAATACCAATACTTCCAATAATTTTACCATCTTCTTCGGCTATCCAAGCCCCGTGTTCAATACACTTAGTAACCCAAAGTGCCCCTTTAGGAATATTCTGCCCCTGATTCGCGCCCAGCTTCCCCATATTATGTTCTTGCCCAAAGTTATATATAAGAAAGTCTGCTAATGCTTTGAAGTCGTCGGTGGTTTTTTGGATCTTGCGAATTTTCACGCTGGCATCAACCCCTGTGCATTAACCTGTGGAGCCTGTGCTTTCTTGCCTGTACGGGCCTGTCGTATACGATCCATCATTTGATATAGCCGCTTCGATCCTGCTTCCGTGGACCCATTACCTAGATGGGATACCACGTCAGCCGGGACGACAAATTCTCCATCGCCAAGCGCGGCTGGTTCTGGGGGCCTGTTGCCACCTACAATCTGGGCCGGGATACTGTCACTCATGCCATCACCGGGACCTTTAAGCAGGCGTCCTTGGCTAAGTGCAGTAAGCCCGCCCGGAGCATATCTTTTGATCTGCCCGCCCTGCTTAGAACCATAAATACCTGTAGAACTAAGATAATTACTGCCTCCGGCATTATCGTTAGTATTCTCGGTATAAAAGGGCTGTGAATAGTCGTACTGTGAAGGATCATAAGCCGGCGCCGCCGCATCCGGAGTTACATATGTCCCCGTAGTAGTTCCATCTGCGCTAATTCCAGTATTATCTACATACGGGCTATTTATAAAGGGCTGGCTGGCTATATCATTATAAGCCCCACCGGGGTTACTTTGATCTAATGTAAAATTAGCGTCGTTCGTAGCGTTAGTCTGAGCATTATTATAAGTAGCATTAGCCTGCTGACTAGGCGTCAATCCAGAAATATAATTAGTAGCATTACCAAGCCCAGTGGCTATTCCAGCCGTTGTGTTGAACCCAATACTATTTAATCCCGCCCCAATAAGTTTTAGAGGATTATATGTACCCGCATTAGAAGGAACCACATTTAGCTGCGACGGCGGACTACCATTATCTTGTGATGCATAATAATCCGGGCTACTAATATCCTGTGCTGTAGCATTAGGCCCCGAAGTATTAGAATTACTCTGATCAGTAACAGGAAACCCCGTAGAAGGGTCTACCATTACTTGAGTGCCCACTGGAGTATTACCAGTAAGACTTGGAATGCCCGCAGCTGGAGTTTGAGAAGTACCAGACGGATTCGGGCTATTAGTAGTTCCATTGGCAATACCTCCACTCGTCGGCGGGGCTTTAAAAGAATTATTTAGATTCTGTAAATAGTTAGTCCAATCACCGGACGGTGGGGCCGCATGTACTTGCTGCGCCTGCTGTTGCTGACCTTGTGTAATCTGGTTTTGATACTGTTGAATTAGCGCCGCCTGTTGTGGATTTGTTGGCGTAAGTGGCGTCGCCTGCGGAGCAGCCTGATTAGGCTGCGCGGCTCCAGTAAGAGTCTGAGCAGCTTGAGCAGTTCCGGCAGGAAGAGTAGTGCTAATCCCACCAGTATCATAATGTTTGATAGACCCACCATGTCTATAATTCCCCATATAAATAGGAGTGGAGTACCCCTGTCCAAGTATTGGCAACTGCCCCGGCCCCGGATGAGGATTTTGCGTACCTCTATTATATTGTTCTTTATATAGGGGATAAGTGGGTTTAGCTGGGATCTGCTGTTGGTTAAGGTACGACTGGTACATAGCCGGCGCAGCCGCTTCCATAAGGCTATATTTACCAGAATTCGCGGCGACATCGCCTAGCGCTTGGCTAGAAGTCATACTGTCAGAGCCGCCCGCAAGAGTTCTAAGTCCTTGCCCAAACTGCTGGCCAGTAAAGCCATTAGAAACAGAAGAAGCTTCATTGGCGCGGATACCCGACGTAGCTGCCTGCTGAGCGGCTTGGCCAGAAGTAATAAATTTTAACTGGCCGTTCTTGCCCGTTGTAGCTACAACCTGATTAGGATCTTGCGTAGGTGTAACAGACGTGGCTGGCGTAGTATCCGTAGCAATCCCGCTAGGTCCTTCCATGGGCTGAAGCCCAGAAGAATCAGTAGGCGTGGCTGCGGCCGGATCGTTGGCGAGTGAAGAATTCGTAGCCGCCGAAGCAGCCTGATCGGCCGTGGATTGCGCACCAACTCCAGCAATCCCACTAGCAATATTAGCCCCACCATACGCACCCAAACCAGCTGTCAAACCAGACATAAACGCGGTCTTGTGATTAATAGCAGCGTCAGCGGCGCCAACAATAAGCCCAGCGGCAGGAGCGCCTACCCCTGTTGCAGCAAGTACGCCGCCAGCGATTGTAGGAAGGATACTATCAAGCCAGCCAGCTTCCAGCAGGCCAGTATGAGGATTACGGGTAAGACTGCCACCAGCAGCCATAGCCAATTTTTGAAGGCCATCTACTTCCTTATTGCTCATATGCACGAGCTGAGAATCAGGCCCACGCCCCAATGCCGCGATCCCACGAGATAGATCAAAGTGGGATTTCTGAGTCTGCGGATGGAGCATTCTCTGACTCATTGATTCACCAACCAATCCGTTGAATTAGAATTACTAGCACTACAATTTATCGTAAAGCCACTCGCTAACTTATTAGTAACCCAACAGTACCCAGCCGCGTTCCCAGACAAAGCTACAGAATAAGTATTATTAGGTTGAATCTGATTAGGCGTAAAAACTACATTAACTGTTGTGGACGCATTAAATGTAGCCGTTCCACTTACGTCCGCAGCGTCAGCAAGTATATTCAAATTCAAAGCATTACACAACTGTGTAAAGAATAACCTTAGAATATTATTATTCCCTACCGCATATACACCAGAATACGTATTCGGCGGTACCGGCAAGTTAGGCGGGGACACCGTAACCGGAGTAGTAGTACTGATTATGCGTTGTATACTCATGCTTTACCTACGCCCGTCCGGTCTGATATCGAAGCGCAGCGCACCTAACTGCCAGAATACGCCTAAGTTTGGCGAAGAAATCTGGAGTGCCATCTGGCGCCCACGTACCCGTGTATAAATCTGGCTGGTAAATAATTCTACAGGCGATGTAGAACTACTCGTTACTGACATCTGGTCAGGGTTAGTAACCGAACTGGAATACGAAGTACCCGTACTTTCACGCGGGTACACAGTTAAATATATAACAGGATTAGATGAAGTAGAGGTATTGAATATAAAGTCCGGTAGGCAGCGCCAGACTTGTGCGTAGTGATGCCCGTCGCCAATAGCGAAGTCCGCCGACTGTAGAACCGAATTAATAGCTATAGGCCCAGTAGACGGCGTATTGTCGTCTATGTAATTCTCGTGGTACACAAGTTGATTAGGTACCAGTGGATAAACTGGCGCATATGCGGCGTGGGCCGCTGCCGTGGTACCATTTACTCCGCGAACAACCCCAGCAAGATTATTACCACTAATATTAGCGTAGGATATTTGTTCCGTATCAATAATTAAAGTTCCGCTTATGGGATATGTACTAGGATCTATTAAAGCAATATTCATCTGGGAACTATTAATGCCCGCAGATAAATAGCTTAGCTTAGAGCTATATATCCCCATAGGGAAAGGCTTAAGGGAGTTCTGATAAAAAAACGTCCTATTTATACTCCCATAATACCAAGTATTTTCTATATAGTTATAAATTACGTAGCTATCGTTTACATTGCTATTTATGGAAGGATATACCCACCATACTTCATTGAATGGTTCATTATGCCCAGCGACAATTTGCAGCGCTTGAGTAAGGTTAATATTAGTAAATATAAACTTACGCAAAGTACACGGGAGGGTATTGACCATACCGGAATATACGTAAAACTTGTCCACGCCCATCCAGTACGTTACACCATTGACCGTAATCATGGCATTTTGCGAGATAATGGATATATTGTCCATTAGCGGTGTAAAGCCGAAGACGTATGGTGGACCGATATACTGCATCGAATACAATGCTTGGTCCGTCCATATCAATATCTCCTGACGAGTGTTTACAGCACCTACTATATAACTACCGTTCGTCAGTGTCTGAGACCCCGCCTGATTAGAGGTTGTAATAGACCAGTCGGCGGCTACGGATTGATCGGACCAGCGTACAAGAAGTGGGTTGAAGGGCTGGCTATAACTACCTTGCAGCGGGTTATAAGGCGTAGCCCCCATAGCCACTACAAATCCAGTAGTATCTGAACTAATTATCTGAAACGTTTCAGTAGGGGCGGTTTGGCCAGAGTAGCTAAACGTCAAAGTTACATTAGTCTGGGTACCAGTAGTGGCCGCTGAAAGAGTTACAAGTGTGCCGCCCACGGCTGTAGACACAACATAAGTACCCACAGTAATACCCGGTCCTGATACATAAGCCCCGTTATCTATATAAGCAGTAGAAGTAACATTGATCTGGCTTACAGTACCTGTCCACGAGACATTGGTCTGCGTACTCTTAGTCTGCGTATTGGCATACTGGGCAATCGTAATAGCCGGCGTCCAAGTAGCGCTACTTTGATACGAATTCTGCCAGTAATAAATTCCGCCCGCGCGTATAGCCATTACCAAATCTTGGTTAAAATTGGCTTGTGACCATATCCGCAGGGGTGTGTACCCAGAAGAAGATGCTCCGAACCCTCCGAGCCCGAACCCTCCAGATCCCCATCCAGCCGACGCGGAAGCAATAGCGTTACCTGCTGGAATTTTATAAGTAGCAGTTGCTGAAGAATTTCCGCCAGTAGTAGAACTACCCGCGTTAGCTGATACTATAATCGTAAAAGTAGTGCTGCTAGGAATAGTTATAATTTCATAAGAGGCCGTATTAGACCCAGCCGGAATAATAACCGCGCCGCCAACAGTAATACCCGCCCCGCCAGCCAGCGTAAACAATACCTCAGTACCCACAATAAGATCGGCAATAGAAGCTAAGCTAGCGTCAGTTACTGTAACTAACTGACTCCCGGAAGTAGTAGCAAACGCCGTATTAGTCAGCGCATTAGGAGTAGTAACTCCGAGATAACTAGTCTGATACGCATCATTGGGGGTTATATCGTTGTATGTCCCATTGAATTCTACATAGTATCTTTGGTTCGTACCGAAAGCAGTTAAGATATCTGTGTTGTAATCCGCCCACGTATACAACGATCTAGCAACGCCGAAGAAAGTATTGCCCGGCGAATAATTAGACCAGCCCCCTATTTTTTCAGGGTAGCCACTACGAAACCGGACGTTATTGCAGCTAACCCACCCGCCTTCATTGGCGTAGACGGTTACTTCTTTATTTATACCGGGACGAAACTGTACTTTAGTTATTGGCATTAGGGTCTACGCCCGTTAGTAATATATTAGCCAATGCATCATAACGCTCTACAAGTTCATGGGCTACTTCTGAATTCAATAATTCTTGTTCAGCGCCGGACCAGTCTTTCCGTGTAAGCGCCATGATCATATTGGGAAAATGCAGCAGCCCCTCTACCCCGACGTTAAAACTTATATCTACAATGACAGATTGTCTTACCGGGTCTAGATTTTTGTACCATATATAAGCCTGCAACGCCTGATCACGTTCTTGTATTTGCGCCTGAAGTAGAGCCGCAGCAGCGAATTGTGTAATCCCCTGATCAACGCAAAAACCATAACCAATGGTAGTGAAACCATGAATATCTTTATAAGCTTTAGCCCGAAACCCTTCCTCGGTTTTGAGTCGGGGAGTGACATAATCAATAGTGTTCATTGTTTGAAGTGATCAAGGAACCATACCGCGCCAGCGCCTATCGCGCCGAATACAAACCTAACTACCCACAAAGCGCCTTTGCCTTCTGAAATAGTATTATTTAACTTAGAAACCGCGTCACCTAAGTTATGTACCTGAGTAGATAAATTTTTAACTTCGACTTCTAAGCCGCTATTAGCAACTCGTAAGTCGGATACATCTCTTTCAAGGCGTTGCAAGCGGTCGTCCATCTAAGTAGTCCTTAATTCAGCAGGTAAGTAACAGATATAGTAACAGTAGGTCCTTTATTATTAGATGATGCCCAGCCACTAAGCGAGTTATTTAGTAAGAAACTAATAGTAGAAGTACTAATAAATGCGCTCGCCCCCGCACTCGCTAGAGCATAAACAGGGCCGCCATTATTTTGCATACTTCCATCCGGAATAGCTAAATACTGTTGTCTAGTTGGTTGGCAATTAGAGGGTATATTAGTTAAAGTAAGAGACGATGAATTTGAGTTAACAACCGAAGGCGCTGTAATCGCCAACGTACAACTATTACCAGCAATACTATAATAAATAGTAGCGGTAGAAGCGGAAGAAAAACCAGTATAAGTGCCAGTAAACGACCCACTCTGAAATTGATTCACCCCATTAATATAATAACCACTCTGTACATTAAGAGTACCAGCGCCTTCATTCGCGATTCCAGTACCTATTGTGACGCTCCCATCCCCAGCGACCCTCATTAACGAAACCGAGCTATTGTAATTACTAAGATAAAGAGCCGTATCAGCGGTCGTTGTCCCCGCCGCTACAAACAGACCGAGCGACTGTCCTGAAGTCGATACCCCGTTGATCTTAGTAGCGTAGTAGTTTATAGCCCCGTTGATAGTTACCGCCGTACCGCTAACAGGCATAGCAAACGTATATGGCGTAGATATAGCTAAAGGACTATAGGCGATAAGATTAATATTAGTCCCATCGTTATAAACAAACGAAGTAGAGCCATTAGGTACTGTTACCGCAGCACCAGATGGTGAGCCTATCGAGCCATTACTTACTTTAATAACGCCAGCGGAAGTAGCGTTGTTAACTACATAAAGCTTTTGGTTAGCCGGAACATATAGATACTGCGACGAGAAGTTAGTCCCGCTGCAATAGAAATAAATATTACGCCCGTTGCTACTTGACGACCCACCAGTATTACTAAACTGGTTATTATTAATATATACCTGCTGGTCCGCGCTGGCATATACAACGTTGTAATACCCGGTAATCGCCGTCTCTAGACCAGAGCCAATATTATTATTGACAACCCCGCCCCACGAACCAGCTAGGTCCCCGGTACCGATAAGGGTAAGTTGTAGATTCGAGCTGTAAGTTTCTGCCATTAGATTGGTGTCCCTAGTGCGAGCGGATAAAGTCTGCCGAAGTAAAGTTGGGTTGAACCGGAACCCGTAGCCGCTATATTAAGAGTTAGGGTGGTAGTACCACCAGAACCCCCGGTAGATCCACCAGATACGACTCTTGCATACGACGGCATATTTGTTCCAAATAACCAATCCCCGTTATAAATTGTATTATAAAAAGAAGAGCCGCCAGTCAAGGTTACTGCTGTAGTTCCATTAGTTGTGGCGTTAACAGTCGAGATTGGTGCCCACTCAGTCGGGCACACAAACATCGAGCCAGCTTGATAAGTATTCCAATTCGCCACGGTATCATAAAGAAGCGGATCGAATAAAAGCGCACAAGTCACTAACTGAGAGCCGGAGTTAATCGCCGACACCTGTAGCATTGGCATTACGTACTGGGTTAAACTAGAGGCCGTTACCTTGGCCTGCCAGTGCAAAATATCCCCAACTTGAAATGCTAGGTAGTTAGTGCAATTAAAAGTAAGGCTGGATGGAGTAGGCCATACGTTAATAGTCAAGGTAAGATTAGTTACACCACTGACCTGAACAAATGGTTGTCCCGCCTGCGATTGATACGAGTAATCGGATGCGGAATTTGAAATATATCGTGACTGAAATACAGCCCTGAAACGATTATTTACCGCTTGCTCAGCTAATCCGTATCCGCGAGGGTAGATGTCGGATACCTCATACGCTCCCCCTGACCCATTTGGCACAGCGCAATTCTTCATAACCGTTGGTGTACTGTTCTTGGTTAGTCCAACTAATGGAGGAATATTAGTTGACCCAGAAGCGCCAAGTGAGCATTGTTCAAGAGTCATAGTAATGGGGTCACTAATAAGATTAAGCACAGGATTATTCGCTGAAAGAGTCGAAAGACCTATGCTCGTACCCTTAAATGTAGCGACCCCGTGATTTTCAAGTACTACCGGAGGCGGTGGCGGCCACCCAGTAACCTGAGATATGGTATAATCTCCCCCAATAAAAGATAGTGCTGAACAATTACCTCCAGAACCTTGCCCCCACAGCCCTATTTGCCTAATAGACTCAGCATAATTTTCTTCAAATGTTGAAGAACCAAAAGCTTTCTGAAATTGAAAGAGTCTATAAAGAAACCCTAAATTCAAGCCCTTGACTCTAGAAGGTGGGCATCCTTGAAAGTTTCCGTAATTGATACCGTCAAATGCCTGCCTGCATCCTCCTATACCACCATCATTCATAGCAAACAGGCGACTTTGAGACTGCCCAATGGCTACCCCAGTATCACACCACGAGATTTGACTATTACGAGTAAGAAGTCCAGAACCATTTTCTGCGGCAGCGCCACTAGTAGATAATGCTATACCTACAAAGAAATATTGAATCTGTATGTTATCAAGTAGGACTAAGTTAGAACCAAAACTTGCCGAATATGTAAGTCCCGGATACCCACCATCAGATGGTGAATTAACTATCAGTGGGTCTATTGCTATAGCACAATAGGGGGAATTTGTAATGGTTGGCCCACCACGCACACCGGCAGTTAGGTATTTAGTGTAGTCGTCTACAGGGCAATTGTACCCAACTGTTCCATATGGAGCATAATTCTGCCCCATTATAGCGAAATCTCTTAGCCAAACTCCGTTGACAGTATTAAGACAAAAGGTAGGTAAAGTCTTTGTTTGATTAACAATCACTGTGTTGGATGTTTGAAATCCCAAGACATATGGGGCAGTAGGAGTATTAGCGACAGTAAATTGGCTGCCCAGAGAACCAGATCCAAACAATCCCCACTGCCCACCTTGGTACGTCTGCACCTGATAACCAATTGGCACATTTACTACAGAAAAGATACCGGACGGTAATTGAACTGGTAGATTGTATGCAGTAGCTTGGGTAAGCGCTGAATTGATAGCCACTGAACTATCGTTGTTACCAGTAGGATCTATGGCAAAATCGCGAGCGTCTACAAATAATCCATTACCATTAAACAGCGTCGTAAAATTAGTATTTATATCAGTAAACGCATTACGCAACGGCTCGCCAGTCTTATTATTAGGCGCTGTTCCTGTGTTAATAACTATCTGAGAAGTAGCCATTACGTTACCCCACCCTCAATAGGAGGCGGGGTCCCACCCGTACCGATGGGGGACCAAGCTGTCGTGTTTGTAGATATAGGAACCCATTGCAACGCACCCTCGTAGCCATCGGTGGTAGCAACAGTGCTATCCGCCGTTACATAAGTATTATCAGCTGTGAGTGCGTCAGACTGGAAGTCGTTAACAGGACTCCAGACTGTCGTTGGCAACGGAGGAATAATACTCCAAGTCGTTGGAGAATTAAAGACTAATGAACCACTTACCTGAATACCATGGGTATTTATGTCATAGGCCCGTCTAGGATTAGGCCAGTCAAAGTTGAATATCTTAGGAACAACAGGTGGTATATACGGAATACCGCGCGTAGTAGTTCCAGATATCTGATAATCCTGCGGGTTAGCTTTGGCCCGTACCGGATTAGCCCAATCAGATTGTACAAATGGCGGCTTAAAGGGGGCTGGAGGAATACCAAGTATTAAGCTATTAGGTACAGGATCAGGCTGTAAGACTTTTACTTTTGGCTGCGGATTGCTAACCGTAGCAGATCTAAATACCCGATTTGTTAATACCCCAGAGGCTAGTAAATTAGATATATTCTCTTGCTGAACATAATATCTAATCTTTACTGGCATCTGCCAATCAAGATTATTAAACGGCTTAGTAACTACAGGCGGTGGAGGTATAACCCCCATCTGGAAGTATTGCGGCGTAGCCCGTGCCCGTAGCGGATTGGGCCAGTCGGTCTGATTGAAGGCTGTACGTGGTATGCCTTGGGTAGCATTGATCCCAGACTGGAAGTCTTGTGGAGTTGCCTTAGCCCTAGTAGGCGTTACCCAGTCAGTCTGCGCGAACGGCGGTACGGTTACACCAGACGGGATACCTAATATTAAACTATTAGGTACCGGGTCAACCTGAACATTTTTAATTTTAGGCTGAGGATTATTTACAACAAAAGTTCTAAATACTTGGTTCTGGTAAGTACCATTTCCTAAGCTATTAGGAAAAATATCGTTATTATTAAAATACTTAGGTCTATTGGGAGTAACCCAATCGGTCTGTATAAATGGCGCAGTAATAGCGCTAGGCGCAAGTATTAAATTATTAACTACCGTATCCGCTATAGCGACAGGCTTTCTAGCGTAGTAGGTAAAAAATTCTTGTGGTGTGGCTGGGAACGGTGTACGCGGTATAGGCTGCCGAGCAGTTACTATTTGCGTATCTATTGTAGGTTGGCTTCTAGCCCTTAAAGGATTGGGCCAATCCGACTGTTTAAATGGTGCTGGCGGGGGAATGCCGCGAGTAGTGTATCCAGAGAGCTGAAAGTCCTGCGGAGCAGCTTTAGCCCTAGTGGGGGTTACCCAATCAGTCTGATTAAACGGCGCCGGAGGCGGTGGGATACCACGAGTAGTAACCCCCGAAAGCTGGAAATCTTGCGGGGTATACCGCCTAAGTTGTGGGTTATTAAAACCCGGCGCTGGTATATTATTACTCATGTCGGGTCCAGCACCCCGTGAGTACTAGAGGGCGAGTTTCCCCGCCCTCTAGTGTTTTTAATTAGACTACTTCGTACAGAACGTGAGAGCTGATCTGCCCGGTCGTACCACCAGTAAAAGCAGACAAGCTAGCCTCACCCAACGAAGCCGTATTACCCACTACTGAAGGCTCTTCACCGGGACGAGCTACCCAACGAACGATACCGCCGTAAGCATTAAACGACAGATGCAGAAGATGCAACGTCGCTGACCGCTGCGGCTTAGTTGTCGCGGCAGTATTGCCAACAAGGGGTACGGTACCCGGCGCAGTATTCGAGGCGTCCGTGACAGCCGTGCGGCCACCACCTACGGTTCCCGTCATAACTATGGAATCACGGGCAAAAACCATAATACTGGGCGAGCTGGTCGAAGCCGCTTCACCACCCATATAGATCTCGGCAAAGTTCAGACGCTGCGTCGAGTTACCACCCTGAAAGAACCCCAGATAAGTGGAGTCCACGAGGTTCGTGGTATCGGCCGTAGCAGTCGGGGTAACACTCGTGACGCTGAAAGAATAACGTGCCATTTAACTCTCCTGTTTGGATAGTATTTCATCTACTACTTGATCGAAGGTTTTGCACGTAAGGGTCTTCGCTTTTACCGCCGCGCAATCATCACATATTAGATGATCACAACCCCGACAATAAGAGCGCTCACGAGTTCTATTCGGGTTTAAAATTACCACTCTTTGACAATGTTTGCAAGTGAAACTTGGTGCTTCAAACAAACCTCTACCAGCCCCCATTGGTAAACCTGCCTGTACTATTAGTTCATCAGGTACAGGTGCTCCATGACGATGATCCATCATGAAATAGCCTTCTTGGTCGCGTAAAGTTTTCATAGACATACCTGAGACATTAGAGGGACCGAAGGAAGATAAGAATAAGGTATTCCAAGAGTGTAATAATGCCCAGTACTGCCATTAACAGGGTCAGTAAAAGTAGAACTCCCGTTACTTTCTGGACCTATCTGCTGAGATTCTACTACCATTGACATATTAGTAGAAAAAACAGTGGACGCCGCCGAAATAATAGTGGTGCCTCCAGTTCCAGAAACTACGTTTGCAGGGGGAGTTTGGCCGCAAAAATTAAACCCTATCATTAAATAAGGCCCACTATTTACAAAATAAGCCCCCGTATTAACTGATTTAATAGCATCTGTAGCTGTACCCGGAAAGGTATAAATTGCAGAGTAATTATAAGTAACCCCACTAATTTGAGATATACTATACACACCAACTGTATTAGCTATCTCTAAAATTATAATACCCGCGTTAGTAACTGCTGTAGTATAATTTACAGTTACAGTATTACTACCAGAAACAACCCTGTCACTGTTTTGTACCATATAGTAGGGAGTCCCAGATGGATTAAGAGTAGTACCCCTTAAATTAGATATTTGGGAATAATTATTCCCCGAAGTATCTGTAATATTATTAAACTTGTCAATTGCTACGCCATTGTCAAATACACCAAGAACTAATATAGAGCTACCCGCTTGGACAGAACTAGGAAATGTAGCTGATATACTAGATACTGCACTAGCACTAAAATTAGAAGCCAATTGAGCTACAACAGTGGGTAAACTCATAATCTTATCCTATCCATTGCTGGCCAATAGGAAGTGTAGCACTAGTAAAACTTATAAACCCGCCCGCCGTGCTGTTGGCTACACCGACCGGCGTGTTCTGAATCGTCCACGTCTGAGAGCCTGACGCGCTATACAGGTAGTACGCGAACGTGTCAGCGTTCTCGACTAGATCGAGATCGACCTCGCCCGTATAAGTACATAGGCCCCATACCGAGCCAACGGGCGCCAAGGTATTGAGGCCGGGTCCCTGCCCGAGTTCTAGGTTGCAGATCGTGATGCCAGACGTGCTGATAGGCGAGGGGCTAGGCGATGCAGTGAAATGATCCGGGCAAATGAACGTTGACACACTTGTCGCCGGCACCAGTACGGAGCCGCCGAACGTCGCGGACAGCTCGCACGTCGTAGAACTCAATCCGGCCGCGATCACGAAGTAAGGCGTACCGTTTGAATAGTTCGATGGCGTCGCGTCTTGGATATAGACCTTGTCCCCGGCCGCGAAGGATTGCGCCACCGTAGCCCATACCCCCGTCGAGGTATTCTGCGACGCGGACTGGAAATTGACTGTCTGATTGTTGGCGAGTGAACTGTCATAGGGAGACGCTAGCGCATTCGCAAGATCCAGAAACCTCCACGAGAGTGTCGGGTCGCCACCGCCACCATTTACCCATATATCAATGTTTGGATTTGGTAACGTGTTTGTACAGTACCAGACCCCCGCACCAGCCGCCGATTGGGTATAAGCGTTACCGTCACTATCCGTTACAGTGGTTGCATTAAGGTTGGGATCGGTCGAAACGATCACGCGCAGATTACCTTGAGCGGTTACCTGTAGGCGATAAACTCCGGTCGCTGGGTAGGAGATCGTCGCGAAGTGGTGACGCGAGGCGAAGCGAATCGTCGACAGTGGCGGAGTGCCGGCTCCTGACGAGAGTTTCAGCGCTACCGCTAGGCTGTTCCAGTTATCCCCGGTCTCGTTGACCGAGACAATGGCGGGAGCGATTGCAGCGCTAGTTGCCTGCACGGTGCCAATTACTGCCTTGGGCAGACTGGTATTCGCATTTGCATTCCAGCCGATATCAGCATTCAGGATCGTTTGATTCTGGCCGGGAAAAACGGCCGTCGTAAGATTGCTCGGGTTGTTATCCGACTTGATGAAGTATGACCAGACGAAGTTGCCACCGTTGGCATTGTTATTGCCCGGCGTGAAGCTTGGCACCGCTGTGCTGGTTGATGGCGTTGCGCCATTACTCGACGTGCCGTTAGTGACGCTCGCAGTAGCGACACCATAAAGTTCGGTCACCACCATGTTGAATAGCTTCGACGGAACCGTACAGGTGCCGGTCCCGGTGCCAGCGCCAGTCGCCGTAAACAGCGTCCCGACTACATAGCCAGCGGGCGCCCCGAAGCTGGCCCAGTTCGTATTCCCAAGCGTGGTGATAGTGTAGTTAGTACCATTGACCATCGCCGTCGCCGCAATGGGCGCATTGAGGTTCAGGGTGATGGAGTCCTGACCGCCCGCGATATTCTCTAATACATAGACGTAAGCATCATTGGCGCCGACACCTAGTTGCGAGCTAACCTTCTGGTTCAGGTTCCCATTGACCGCACTAACGAGACTCGTGATCGTCGTGCCTCCGTCGACCTCGAAGCCGACCACAAGGGTATTACCAGCACCGCTTGGAGCCGGCAGTGGGTACTTAAAATTGTTGCCGCCAATGTTCCTACCTGATGGATTGCCCCCGCCACCAAGGTGCTGATAGATGTGCCCGATGCTAGTATTCGATGGAGCAAGGACCAATTCAAGAGAAAACGATACTGTGTTGCCGGCGCCCACCACGTTGGCATTTGTGCTTGACCAACTAGATACACCACCATTCGTATCGTGCAACGCCGCCTGACTCGTGGCCACGATGGACGTGACGTTCGTCATGCCAGATGGGGCGACCGTCAGCGTCTGGGTCGCGTTGGAAGCCGCGACAAAGCCTATGATCCAGTCGTTGCCGCTGAAGTTATCCCCAAGCGTCAGAGCCGGGAAGTTGACCGTGGCCGTGGTCGAACTATTGCTCGCCGCAGCGCCGACCCGGATGGTATTATTGGCAGAAGGGCGATAAACCGCGCATATTAACTGACTTGCATTGGTCCATGTACCGCTAGGTGTAGATGTTCCCGTCGCATATCGGTAAGCAACACGCCCAGAAAGCGCAGTTGCAGTTGCGTTAGTCTTGGCTACAGGGCTGATCCAGCCAGCGGGCACGGTGACAGCGGTCGTGGCCCCGCTGTGCATTGCTCCCATGATGACAATATCACCAGCTTGGGTTGTTGGGACTGTTAGGGTTGTAGCACTAGCAGTCTGCGTACCTACCCGCGTAATACTCATTACGTACTTCTTATAATAGCGTTATTTTGATTATTTGTAGGAAACGTAACAGTAAATAAATTTTGGGGCGTAATGTTATTCCCAAAAGCTAATACACACACTGACCGATTGCCCTGACTAGAATTATAAATTAATGCTCCAGCCGTAGTAAAGCTTGCTGGATTCCAAATCACAGTCGCGAAATTCAAGTATGCTATACCACTAGTGGTAGTACCATACACCGCTGGACCTACTACAGCTAGTGCCTGACCCCCAGCTGCGTACCCAACACCTGTTATTTCATTTGTCGCAGAATACGCCGTTGTTGACGCATTTAGCGTTGCAGTGGAGTTATACAAAGCGATCTTGAATGTATCCGGCGTCCGGTAAATGCTTCCAAACGCATGTACCCCACTATATAGTTCCAGTAAGAAACTATTAGTTTTCGTCTGAATAATAGCCATATTAAGTCACTGGGACTTTGACTTGTCCCTCTCGATAAGCATCGCGACGATCTTTACCATCGCCCAGCTGTTTAAGTCTCTGCATACCCGACATGTAGTTTTTCTCATACATTTCGAGTACGTCGGCTTCACCTTTCATAAAGATATACGCCTCTACTAGCGATCCATATAGCAACACTTCTGGGAAGTTATTGCCAAGCCACGAACTACCGGCAGTGACAATAGTCGTAGGGTAATAATAGTAATGAAGCTCTACAGGGTATCCAATATCCGGTGTTGGCCCTAGTATCAAAGTCTGATAATCAAACTGAGCATAATAATTAGGCGTAGCCTGCGCGGTCGGCGCTGGGTAAGCCTCACGAATATAGTTCACGTCTTTAGGCACAAGATATACATAAGCATTGGGCGACTGGGTTGTGTCGGTAATAGCTATCGAATAAGTCGCCAGCCAATCCGATGGAAGTAGCAAATACTGATTACCCGCGCTTAACGCAGCAACCTGATTCTTTCTAATCGCTGGGATCTGGACCGTGTTATAGATTCTTTGTTCGGCTGTCTGAACAAACGTAGGAATATCCGCCAAAAAAGTAGTTTCTTGGTTATTACAATAGTCCTGAATTAACTGCCATAAATTATTAGGCGAATTAACTCCAGCAGTATAGGTCAGCGGAAACGCCATTTATCATTTCCGCGCCGCACGATCCCGCGCAAAAGTATCCCGTTCGCGCTCATCTACGAGGAACTTCTTGCCTTTTTCAGCAGCCCCCGTACCCTTCATCTCCATGCGTTCCTTCTTCTTAGTACCCGGAGTCAGCCGGTTATAGACCGTGATGTCATCATTATCTATGCCCGTCTGCGGGTAGCCAGAACCGGGATGCTGGTCGTTCTTAATAGGCTGCTTGTACTTCCCGAGCGGGCTTTCGTCAAACGAGAAATACTTAAACGGCCGTTCTACACGGTGCTTGTTACCCATTTTACTTACCCTTCTGGTTCTTAGCCCGAGCCAAATTACGTCCATACTTCTTCATGGCTTCACTGGTCACACCATGGCCCTTCTTCATCTTCACTTCTTTCTTCGCTTTCATCTAAATCTCCTAACTCGCTGTAGCCGTTATATGGCCTATGGAAGTCACTGTAACCAAGGCATTCGGAATATTTAGTTCAGTACTAGGTTCATTATTTCCAACGAAATTAAATCCCCCGCCTACCGGGTTAAATCCCCATTGGCTCATCCTGCTACCCCCGGTACCATCATTACCATTCTCATAATAGCCAGCTTGGTCTGGTCTAGGATTCCTGACCCCGTAGTTATCTTCAACAGGATACATGCCAAGCTGTAACTGCGGATGATCAGGATCATAACACTCTGGGCAAGCCATTATACCCGTAATTTTAGTTTTAATCACCAAGGCTCTTAGTTCAGTAAGCTTATACCGGAACCCACAAACATCGCATTCTGCGATGCTATTTTTGCCAGAACTATATTTACTACTCATGAAATAAACCCTATCCGGGGTACAAGCCTAGTGCTGGCTTTCTCGCGATCCTCACTAGCCGCGCGCAGCCATTCCTCTTCGTACGCTTGTTTAAGCATTGGGATACGAATCTGGGCCTGCGGAATTTTCAAGGACAGATAATACGCAAGGCCAGCGCAGGCAGCGGGTAAAAACCTTGCCGGGATATCCTGCCCCTGAATACCCGTGCCAGCGTCCTGAATCTGGCGAATACGATAATATACAAACGTCCAAGTCGTTGATCCGTCTGGAATAGGCCACACTGTAAACTGCGGCGAAGGACCACTGGGCAGACTGACATTAGAGTTATTATTCCCGCCCTGACGGTTAATCCAGACTTGTATTGGCCTTCCCTGTACCAGCTTATTAGGGATAGTTATATAAGTACTCTCGGATATCCGAGTAATATTCAGGTCTTGCTGGATAACCGAACCAGAGCTGGTACGGATAATCATATCCAATAAATCTACGGTATCGTTGGGCAGATTATAGGTAGCGGTGCCCTGAACGAGAGTCACGCTATAAGGACCATCAATGGTCCACATATTAATGCCGCGATTCGCCCACTCCAGAAACATTAAACTCAGGCTACGCCGGGCTGTCCGGAAATCATAGCCTGAGCGAAGTTCTTGACCGCAGCGTTCAAACGCCTCTTCGACCAGCGTGCTGGTGTCGAGGTTAAAGTTCGTCGTACCCGATGTCGGGTAGGTGGGCGTAGTCATGGGTTTACCCCACCCTTATGGGGATTACTTCCCGTGATAGGTGCCCCGAACGTGGTCCTGATGCTGCTCATAGTGCTTCGGATGCGAACCATGAAACGGCCCCGGACTGTCAATCGGGTGCTCAATGGGCGGCGTCTCAATCCCGTCGAAGTGCTTCGGGGAATGAGGCGACTTAACCGTGCGTCCACCATGCTTAGAATGTGCCATATCTATATCCTTTTAACGAAAATTCCCACGAGTATGACCGCGCTCAGCAATACCATCACCGCGAACGCTACCACCTTTAGCATAATGATGCTTGGCGCGTCCACCTTTCTTCATAGCTACTTTCTTACCATGATGATCTTTATCTTCGCCCTTGAGGGGCCACTTCTTTTCTGGCTCTTGTTCGTTCTTCAGGGTTTCACCGCCAGCGGCGAATTTCTTAACCTTCCCGCCCTTCTTCATCTGCGGCATACCACCATCAGTAGATGGGCCGGCTGCGGCATTGGGCGGAGGCGCGGCAGACTGATCGGCCAGCGCGGCCGGGAGCCTCGGCTTTAGTGATTTCATATGTCCACCCTTCTTCATGTGCTTTCCTTGAGCCTTATCGGCTGCAACAAAATCTTTAGCTACCTTCTCACTCGGCCCACCGCCACCCGGCTTTCTCCACCCGTGCGCTGCGGCGCGCATGAGCCTAGCCTGTGCGGGGCTTGTAGACGGCATCTATTACCCGTAAAACAATGTAACAGAAGTAATATTTGTCAGTGTAACATACATATCATTATTAAATCTAATACCTTCGCCGGGTATCCAAATATAATCATTTGATGCCACGCCATCAGTATCCATCTTGAGGCGTTGGGGTCCACCGGAAGCCCCGTCGGTAATCACAATACTGCCTATAACGGCCGGGGTATCTAGCCAAATACCCTTCAGGCGCACACCAAGACTAGGACTAGTTGAACCTACTCCAGCTAGTCCAGTACTACTAAGGTATACACTCTTGACATCTGTCTGAGTAGACACATTAGTAACCTATTAAATAGTACCAAACGGCAGAATCGTAGTAGACGTAATGGGTGACACAGGCGTCTGCTGATACCACGAGCCATCCGGGAACCGAAGCGCATAATCTACAGCAATCGTAGCAGCGCCGGTCGTCGCGCCAGTGCCTGTACCAGTAAACCACGCAAGGACAAACTGATCGGTAGGCGCCGTCTGACCGTTACTGACGTTGGCCCAGTAAGCCACGTTAGATAGCGCGAACGCCGCTGAGCCAATCGTAATACCTAGCGTATATCGCCCAGTACCAATAGTCGCGCCAGTAGCCGTTACCGTAGCAATGGTAGTACCCGCCGTAGCCGAAGTAGGCGAAAGCGCAATAGTAATGGTGTTATTAGTACCCGCATTGAACGCCGTAGTAACATCAACATTGATATTATCAATGTAAGCACCAGCTGGGATAATAACAATACCAGCGGGGCTGGCAGCGTTAGTCTGCGTATAGCCTAGGTTAGAGTTCGCAGTGCTGTTGGTATAGGCAAGCGAACCAAACTGGTACGCATCAGAAACACCCATGTTTCTGATATACCCCGCAGTCGTACTAAACTGCGGGTTTGTTTCTTTCTGCGTCCCAATCGCAAAAGGACCAAAATGTTGCGCAATGTTGCCGATTGATCCAGCCATTTACTACTCCTGATCTTTACGCAACGCCGAAGATGCCCAGCGGGTCGCTCCAGCCGAAGCTGTAACGCTCGCGGCTCTTGTAGCGCACGTTGCCGGTATCAAAGTCTCCATCCATTGAGTTCTGGAGCGGGGTACGCACAAAGTGCTTAAGCCCATTCGGAACATCCGTCAACAGGTACCAACCGTGGGTATCCGTGAGGAAGTGGTTGACCTTGAAGCCTTCCGGAATGGCGCCCATCGCCTTCAGCGCATTGATATCATTATCAGTCGTACCAACACGAAGCTCGGTATCCAGAAGACGCTTAGACACGAACATCTGGTTCGGCGGAACCACCAGCTTGCGCGGCTTGCCCGCGATCAGCAGTCCGCGCTCATCCGTCCACGCGGCAATCTGAATAACGGCGGCTTCCAGCGAAGTCTCGTTCAGATCCGGAGCAGTCGAGAACGTATTGGAGTTCGTTCCGCCGTTGACCAGCGGATGAACCGTGCTAAACAGCGAAACACCATCACCACCAACCGGGGCATTCGGAACAATGCTGAAGCCGTTATTGATAATGGCCGCAGCCTTTACTTGCTTGGTATAAGCCATCGCACGCGCAAGGGACTTCGTATAGCGCTTCGAGAGACTATCATAAAGATTATCTTCGATTGCCTCTTCCGTGATCGAGAATCCTAGAGCAATCGTCTCGTGGTTATAACGAGCGGTCCAAGCTTCCTGCGCATTGTCATACGCAATAACCTGACCTTCGTTCTTTACGGGAGCCGCATTGAACCCCGACAGCTTAGTCTCTTCCTCGAAAGAACGCTCGGAAGTCTCTACTTCGTAGATTTCCTTATGCTCTTCGCCATAAGTGGCGTATTCCATGCCGAACAGCGCGTTCAGGCCGGGGAGCAGTTCCTTAAGAAGTTGTGCGCGTGAAATAGCCATTTATAAACTCCCTTATGCGCCAGTCGCGTTAAGATAAGCGTGATACCCAAAGTTCCAACCGACAACCACTTCTGGATACCCGACGAGAGTAATAGTCGTGCTGGCGGCTAGAGTAATGGCCGTATTCACCGTCAAAGTACTGCCCGACACGCTAACCACCGTAATGAGGTTAGACACGTTGGCACCAGTCGAAGTAGACGCCGTGCTGATCAGCTGCATACCGGGGATGATACCCAGAGCAGCCGAGGCACCGGGGAGCGTCGGTCCATAAGTACTAGCCGCGTTTACCGTAGTAACCGTGGTCGAAGAACCCGCCGTGCTGGCCACCGCCGTAAAGGTAATCGCCGTATCCGGGATCACCTGAACAACACGGAACGGAGCCGAAGTCGTCAACCGGGCGCCGGTACCCGTACCAGCCGTGGTCGGGATATTACCCGAGACACCCATGGCCGAATCGCCAGTCGTGGAGCTACCCGCCGTACCCGTAACCGCGAACATGTTGGTACCGACGTAGTAAGGATTCACATAACCGACCGTCTGCGACGTGTTAGAAATACCACCGCTCGGCTGAGCGATGACCGCTACGCGAAACAGCGCCTGCGGGTCATCAACCACGTAAGCCACCGCATCCTGCGCAGCCGTCGAGGCTGCCCAGAACTGGTATCGGTTTTTACCAAAGATTGGGCCACCAGTCGTGGTGTATTCACAGCCCTGAAAGATACCCAACGTTCCAGCGACAGCAGAAGTAGTCGCCGTGGTCATCGAAGTCTGGATAATGTTACCCAACGACGTAGACGTGGCACTCATAGCTACGATATCCCCGTAGCTAAGCTGCGTACCATAAGCACTCTGAATGGGGAACATACGGGTAGACCCCGAATAAACTCGCCCACCAACAAGGTTATATGGCTTAAAGCCATAAGGGGCTGCAACGTATGGATAACCCATTTATATACTCCTAATTACTTGCCTTTACCAAACGACGTAGTGGAGCGTCTTTCTGTGAACAGCGGCATTCTAGGGTCCTGCTGTCGCATAAAGCTGTTATCTACCGCGTCAATCTGTGCATCGGACTGCTTCTTGTAGTACAGCTTGCGTTGATCATCCATCTCAGCAGGCATCTTACAAAGCAACAGTCCACCAATCTCAATATTCCCTTTAAACCGACCATTCGGGTCCGCTAGACCCGCAATCTCAGGATGATCCGCCGCCGCGCACGGTTCCCATCCTTCTCGAAACTTCGCTGAGGTATTGGTGGGATCATTCTGACCCATCAACGCAATCCTCACCCATCTGAACCGCCAGCCTTCTACTGGGTTCGGGTCTGGCAGCAACTGCGGGGGTTTCCACTCCTGCTTGCGTACCGTAGCTTCCCGACTCTCAAGTTCACGTGCAATTCTGTTCGTTGCAGCATCAACCATTGGCATTCTCCGAAAGTTTCAAAAATTCCCGCGCATACGCTTCAGGCGTAATCCCTAGTCTCTTAGCCAGATTTGCCTGACTTACCGTCATGCGTACCTGTTTTGGCGCAGTAGACCGAGTTACCGGCGTAATATTCGTGGGTTTGCGGGGAGTAGGTTCTTTCTTACTCTCCGGGGCTTCCTCGTAGTTCTCCGGGAAGCGACGGCGCATTGTGGCGTCGATTTTCTCGAAATACTCATCAGAGCTGGGTGTTACACCCGCCTTAACAAGCTTTTCGTGCAGACCTAACGCAGCAGCCGTGGCTTCTTCGTCACTACCGAACCAAGCGTTCTTTGCTTTCCAAGCCTCGGCTTTGGGGTCCGGAGCTTGGCGACGCTGAGGTTCTTCAGCCTGTGATGTAGCTTTTACTACATCTTTTTCTTCCTGTAAAGGGGTAGTTGGCCGATAACCTTCAACTTCCCGCATTTTAAGCTTCGCTTCAGTCATTAATTCCTGAGCATTAGTGATTAGCTCAGCATCACCTGACTCATAAGCAGCTTTTAGCTTAGTTCTAGCGTTATCCAGCTCGGTTTTGGCGGCTTTCGTTACCTCGGTAATGAAAATCTTCTCGCCAGTACCCAAACGCTTCTGAAGTTCTTGAATTTCCTTGTTTTTTGACTCCGCGAACCTAATAGCTTCGTTCTTTTCACGCGTTTCAGCTTCCTTAGCACGCCGCTCATCGTGCCAAACCTTCTTTAGCTGCTTAATTCGCTGCTGAACCTTCTCGCCATACTCAGTAAGATCATCATTATCAAGCTCTTCCTTGATCTTATCGGGTAGCGGGGCACGGTTTCGGTCTTCTGGAGGGGCATCGTCCTCGATTTTGATCTCGATTTCGTTGTCGGCGGCCTTCTTCTGGGGGCCATCAACGCCTTCTTCGTCAGGAAACTTGTAACTCTCAGCCATTTTTATCTCCTTAGCCTGCGCGGGTAACGCCGCGTGGGTCGTCTACAACTGCATCAACGGTGTCATCGTTGATGATCCGGAACTCATGACCGTGAATTTTTACTCTAGTGCCCTGATAAGCCCTAGTAATAATAAAATCACGTTCCTTGCACCAAGGCCCGCTGGGGAACTTAGCCTTATCTTTATAAGCATCAGGGCCAAGCTTCAGAACAAACAACACAATGGTCGTTTGCTCCTCTACACGAGCTACTTCACTCGGTTTTACCAGCGTATCGCCAAACTTATCATCGGCCTTGGGAACTGCGCAGAGTATTTTGTACCCTGTGGGGGTCGGTAATTGCGTTGCGGTCTCGTCGGTCATAAATCCTCTAGTCTTTTGTGGATATTCTCTAAAATCTGCCGTGCTTCTTGCAGCCCCTTGAGCTGTCCGACTACATATTTATAGTCGCTATAGTCTGTTGGGCGCCCGGCAGATATATTTTTAATCCTAGTGTCTTCCAACTCTAGAATTTTACTATTTATCTCCCCGAGGACCTTAAGCGCTAAGTCAGTATCGTTCACTTCTTAGTAGCTCCCGGCTTTGGTTTGTTCTTTGCCGCTTCCTTTGCAGCAAGTTTGGCCTGTTCCGCCTTCATCTTCTCCATTCTCTCGTCATGCTCCATCTGAGACTCATGCTTATGGAGGTCTAGATCCTGCTGTGTCTCATGTTTGTGGAGTTCGGTATTAAGGCTTGAGGCGTGCTTCCGCAAGTCTGCGGATTGACCAGAAACATGCTTATGTAGGTCGGCCGCTTGATCACTGCTATGTTGAAAGTGACTAGTAGCAGTATCAACAGAATGTTTATGTAGGTCTGCGGCCGTCTGAAGCTTTGTCTTAGCGATGTCCGCACCGAGTTTCGCGCCTTCCGCATGTTGTTTTCCCTCCTCCTGCATCCGGGATGTCTCCGCCTGCTGCCGCTGCTGGGCTATCTGTGCGCCCAACTTGGCACCGTCACCGTGCGCGTCGATCTGCATCTGCTGTCGGCGTAGGTCCAAGTCATCCTTCTTGGCCGACGCGTCCATAACATCTTTCTGTCCCTTGCGCTGCTGCTCTGCCTGCTTGATCTGCTGCTCCATCTCCAGCTCGCGCTGTGCCAGCTGCTGCTGGAGCTGAGCGATCTGAGCCTTCTGCTGCATATCCTGTTGTTTAAGCTGGAGTTCCTGCGCTTTAAGCTGAAGCTCCTGCTGCTGCATCTGGATAAGCGGGTCCTGAGCTTGCTGCTGAGCCTGCTGAGCTGCCGCTTCCTGCTTATCTTTCTGAAGAAGCTTGCCAGCGGCCTGCGCGGCGAGGGCTGAAACCCTAACCTCGACTTCTGGCGGAAGATGCCCAACATCAAGATCTTCACCGAAGAAGTCTGGCGGCGGAGGTAGACTCGCACCCAGCTGCTGTTCAAGATCCTTACGATACTTGAACGCCACGTGCTCCATGATATGCGCGTGTGCAGCGCCCATAAGTACTTGTGCCTGCTGCGGATTCTGCGACGCAATCTGCTGAATCTTCGGATCTTGTAGCGCAGCCATGTGTACACCCAAGTGCGCGTCGTGATCCTGATACATAAACGCGCGGGTAGGCTTACCCATAAGGATGGCCATATTCTCGGACACAGGGTCCAACGGTTTCATGTCGTCCTTCATCGGGACGATCTTCTGGGAGTTCTTAACCCCCAGTGTCTCGATCATCTGGCGGTGTAAGAATGGCAAATCATAAATCTGAGGAGCCGTCTGAGACAGCTGAAGCACAGCTTGATACTGCACCACACGCTGAGACATAGTACTAGCGTTAGGATCAGACACAGGGATAACATCGCAACAATCATAGTCGGCCCTTTTGGCGCTTGCGGACCCCAGCTCAGGCTCATAATCATAATCCTCTGGAGTATTGTCCCTAATAATTGCTGCTAGAAGCTTGAATTCCTGCTTCATCGTGTAGTGAATGCGCGCCTGCACGGCGCTCATCACTTTCAGAACCCGCTCTAGAATCGCCAGCGTCGTACCAACAGGTGACTGACTGGACATGTCAGACACCTTAAGATCCGCTACTGCCGCGAATCGCCGGCCATCTTCAATGACCTGATTCATCAAAGCCAATAACACTTGGCTCGGTTCTTTATATGGCAGCGGGAGAATATTGTCTTTGATAGGGCCGCTAGGAAGATCTACGTCGCGCCACTCGCCCGGAGCTATGGGGGTGTCGTCACCTTTGATACGCAAGCCATTGGCTTTAAGCCCGCCCGGAAGATTAGAAAGTGTTCCAGCGTCGATAAGCTGTCGCAAAAGGCTAGTAGCTGCTCGCGCGTGGCCCCCAATAAGGTGGATGAGCCCAAAGTAATAGAACCCGAATCCCGGAATATAGCCGTAATGCACGAAGTGT